GAGGAGCGGCTATTATCATAGCACTAGCTATTGCAACATTTAATGCAGCTGCAGCTGATTCGTTTAATTGAATTTCATTTACTTTTGATGATTTACCTTCTGATAGTAAATCTTTTAATTTAATATCTGCCATTGTTTTTTTTGGTTATACTATAAATATTACTATGCTAATAATTTGTAAAATTCGTTAAAGTGTGCAATTCTGTCAGGCAATCCAATAGTTCCACCATTTACTCTTTTTGTAATTGTAGTTACAGTTGCATCGTTTGCACCACCGTCTGCTAATTTATGTAATCCGTTTTTGTTGAAGAACCATGCTGCACTTGCTAATGCGTATTGAGTTGCTACTAAATCAGGATTTGCTACACAATCTACTCCAATTGATTTAGAGAATGCTGTATAGTTATCTTTTCCTGTTAATTGTATAAACCCTCTACCATGAAACTTCCAACCATCACCACTTGCTTCAGTTCCGTTACCCATTCTATTAGAGTAAACTTTATTTGCAATCATTTGTGGTTTTCTTTCGTATGGTTGTGCTGATGCTTCAGTTGGGAAATACTTTTTGAATATTCCGTTTAATCCTTTTGCTGAATAATTTAAGTTCTCTTGTGTTATTTTGAATCCACCACTTTCATGTCCACATTGTGCTAAGAAATGGGCCAATCTTAATGGAGTGTTGATTTCAAATTTAGATGCTACTTCTGGAATCATTGCTATAACAGAATCAGGAACGTGTCCTTTAAGTGTATCTAACTTTAACCCACCTACACTTACCACAGGAGTTGCGGTTGGTGTTGGGGTTGCAATTGCCGTTGGTGCTACCTGAGCTATTGCTTCAGTAATACCCATAATCTTATTCCAAGTTCCGTTTCCAACAATACCATCTGCCGTTAAACCATTCTTTGATTGATATGCTTTTACTGCTTCTTCAGTTTTAGGTCCAAAGTTTCCAATTGGGTCTAATCCTAATTTAATTTGTAATTGTTTTACGTTTTCGTTGTTATCACCTCTTTTTAATAACATATAGATACCTCTCTATTTATTTCTTTTTAGATTCGTTTTTTCTAGCTCTTAATTTAGCTAAATCATCGGCCTCAATGTCACCATCGTGGTCAACATCTAATTTTTTTTGTCCACCTTTTAATTCAGCTTCTTTAATTTTACTTCTTTCTGCTAATTCGGTTTGAATCCCTTTAGCTAAGTTAAAAAACTTTTTCTTTTGTTCTGGACTTAATTCAGCTGGAGATTTAACACCAAATTTATTTAACAATTTGTGAAATACTTTTTGATATTCACCTTCTTCTTTCATTACTTCTCTAACGATGTTTTTGAAATGTTCTCTACTTAAAGTTAATTTCTTTTCATCACCTTGAGTTTGCGGTAATCCGTTTGCTACATTTGTATCGGTATCTGCTGGTACAGTGTCTTCACCCATTCCACATTCACACACTTCTTTACCACATTTAGGACAAACATCTATTTCGTTTTCCTTTACTAATTTATGTCCTTTTGAAGCTATTCCTAAAGCTCCCATTGGAACTAATCCTGATAATTTCATATTATGCCTTTTTAATTCTTACTGTTTGATATTTATCCATTTTCTTTAAATTCTTAGCTTGTGTTTCAGCTGAATTTTTAGGAGCTGGTTGAGTTATTGTTCTTCTATCTGCATCTTTACTTGCACCCTTTGGAGTTGCAGTAACTACATATTTATCTAAAGCCATAGGTTTCTTTGGTTTTACACCCTGGTCTTCAGTTACTTCATTTGGCTTATCAATTTCTTGAATAGTACTTGCCATTTTTATAATTCTTTCTTTAATTTTTCTGATATTATTTTCAGTTCTTTTAAAGAAATCATTTTTACCTAAATTTGTTTCACTTTTAAGTTTAGAATACCAACCCATAAATTTTTCAATTTCTGCTAATTGGTTTTTTAATTCTCTAATACCATGTGATACTTTTTGAGATGGAGTTCTAGTCTCATCTCTTTTTAATTCTAACCAACGATTTTCATCTATACTTTTAGCAAATTCAAATCCTTTACCAGATGATTTTACTTTACGTGCAATATCACCTTTAGTATCTTTACCAAATGCAAAAGGAGTATTATATCCATCTGCATTTGCACTACTATTTTCCTCTTCGATTTTTTTCTCTCTAAGTTTAGTTCTAATAGTCTCTTTTAATTTAGCTATATCTTCTTTAGATAATTCCTTTTTGAACATCTTTTAATTCCTTTTCCAATTCATAACACATAATTAAAGATGTGATATGATTGTCTTTTATTTTTTGTGAATTACCAATTTTAGATAATTGGTTGATTGTTTCTGCTAATTTAATTTTTGTAACTTTATCATTAATTTTAGAAGAAATTCCTTTAAATTCTTTTGTTAAAGATTTAACTTCGGTAATTACATGATTTTTTAAATTATCTGAATTTGTAAATGAATTTATATATTCTTTTAATAAACCCTTTTGTTTATCGTTAAGATTATTATATTTTTTATTAAAGCTATCTACCAACATTTTATAAGAAAGTAATTGAATTTCTTTATCTTCTTTCTTTAATTCTGTTGCAATTGTAGATTCCGTAATTGTTTTTACTTGTGTTTTACCTACTAAATGTTCTACTAATGTAAATTTAGTAGCCACATAATCTTTAGGGTCGTAGTTTTGTTCGTTATTTGTTTTATATTCAAATATCTTATAAACTGATGCTAATACTTTATAGTTAGGTATTTGAGAACGTAGAAACTCATCGATAGAATAGTTATCTTTGATTTCTTTAATTAGATTATACTTCTCTTTTAAGATTTTCTTTTCATCTAATTTAGCTCTACTTTCTACTACTGCATCTACAAAACGCTCTGCTCTGTTTTCACTATTGTATCTTTCTGAAACAATAAATTGATAAAGTTTTAATTCGTTAGACAACTCAGTCTTTGAATTAAAATATTTCTTTAATAATCCTTCTGCTATACCCTTTCTATTATTAAGGATATCAGAGGTTACTTGTCTCACTAGCAATTCAAACAAAAAGCCTGTGTTTCTAAATTTTGAATGTTTAATTTGTTTCATTTATATACATTATTCCATTTATAAATATAAGGTGTTAAAATAAGAATTAATTTTCTATGATATTTTGTTCATCTAACATAGATTTTCCTTCACTTATTACCTTTTTACCACCTCTAGATAAGTTTTTCTTTAACATATCTATAAAACTTTCGTTTTTATATTGATTCTTTAAGTCTTTACTACCGGTTACATCTCTACCAAATGGAGATTTATCTTTACCTCTAGTTGAATATTCTTTAGGTCTGCCTACTAATTTAGCTTCGTTTTGTTCTTCATCATCACTTTCTTCATCTTCACCACCCAATTGTGCTTTTAACTTTGCAATTTGGTCTTCAACATTTAATGGTTGTCCGTTTGGTGTTGGTTCTTGTTCTTCAGGTGCTTCCTCTCCACCTTGTTCTGGTTGTTCTTCACCTCCCATTTGTGGTTGTTCTTCACCATCAGTTGCCATTGGTTGTCCATTTTCATCACTACCCAATGCAGGTTGTTGTCCTAACATTCCTTGTTGGTCTTGTGGTTTTTCGGTTCCAGTTTGTTCTAAATTATTAAGTTTGAAAGTAAGCATTGCATCTTTTTTCAATCCTTCGATTTGTAATTCGGCTTCTTCGTAACTGAAATTAAGTATATTTTTGTATATCCATTCTTTAGAAATTACTTTTAATTGGTCCATCTTTTGTACCAATTCCATTTTCATTGTCCAAAGATTAATTTTTTCTTGTTCGTAAATTAAAGATGGTAGGGTTAATTGTAATTCAAAGTTTGTTAATTCACTATCATCAACTCCTTGTGCATATAAATGTGCGATTGCAATTTTTTCTAAACCATCTACAATTATTCTTTGGAATCTTTCAATAGTTTTTGCAAATCTCATATCCATTGCAGCTAAAGTAGCTTTTGAATTACCATCTTCTAAATAACCTAAATGTTGTTTAGGTATCTTTAATGCTGCAAACATTTTATTTTTTAAATAATCAATATCTTCCATTGGAGCGTATTCCAAACCATCTAAGTTTGTAATTTCAGTTCCACTATCATTACCTCTAACTGGTAAATAGAAATCTTCCATTAGGTTTTGAATATTATATTTTTGATTATATTCACCACTTTGTTGGTCTATGTATGGAGTTTTCTTAGATTTGTTGATAATTTTTTGCATATAGTTATCAACTTCATTTGGGTTAATACCACCCACATCAATTTTAAATATTCTTTTTTGTGGAGCTCTTACAATTCTATGGATAATCATTGCATCTTCCATTAATTGAATTTGTTTCCACAATCTTCTTGCTCCCTCTAAAAGCGATTTACCATAAGGTAGGAAGTTTGTATCGGATAATAAACGGAAGTGAGCAATCTCATAGTTTTCATATTCGGTTTTTTGACCTGCTATGAATAATGATTTAGTTGCTAACGGAGTATGAACAAATTTAACAGCCTGCCAGTTATTTGGATCGTATCCTTCTACTCTTGTAATTTCATATACTGAAAGAGGTTGTACACCCACTACTCCTAAGTTTTCTGCAATTTCTAAGTGTAAAAAGAAATCTCCATATTTAACTAAACTTCTAACCCAAGGCCACATATTAAATTCTACATTTACAATATCGTAGAACAAATTGGTTAAAATATCTTTAATATGATCGTTATTCGTTTTTATTTCAATAACTCTACCATACTCATTTTTAGAAGTTGATTCATCTGCAAATATATCTAAAGCCGCTGATATAATTGGATCTTGATCCATTGCATCATAATCTCTAAATAACTCTTGTCTAATTTGTTGATATGCTAAATAGTTCTCAAAGGTATTGTTCATAGCCGATGAGTGTAATCTCATATATCTATCTCTTAGATTTGTTGCAATTGCTTGTGTTTCATCAAAGTCAATTACTTTTAATCTACCACCTTGGTTTCTTACGATTACCGAAGTAGAAAAGAGCTTCTTTAACCTGCCGTAAAATGAATTATCTGCCATATTTTTTTATTACCATTTTTTACAAGACCAATAGTTTGCTTTGGTTCTTGGACCAGGATTAGTATCACAATGCATTCTTGCTCTAAATGATTTTCTTCTCTCTGGATTATTTTTCTTAATCACCATTCCTTTTTGGCCAAAGTTTACTTTAACAACTCTACCTGCTGGATTCTTTACATAAACTTTAAACTTTTTAACATCACCTTGCATTGGTTTGTTAAGAGTTACAGATTTACCTTGATATTCTGCTTCGTTTAAAGATTCATTATACGCTTCTTTTTCTTTCATTTTTGTTTTTAAGAAAGATAAGAAATCTTCTAATTCATCCTGATATTCACTATCCACATCATACTCATCAATATCATCATCCTCAACTTCTTCTTTTATTTTACCAAATGCCATTGCATAAGGGTCAGAATATATTTTACCCAATTCAAATTTAACACCACTTTCAAATGTATGTGTTTTCTTTGTTGAAGATAAACCAAAAAATTCATATAAAAAACTTTTCTTCATATTATTTTACTATATTTGTATAATATATAAATATTAGATTATCTAATAAGCCACCTCAAATCTTCAAAATCATCTTTGTTAAGTGGCATTTTATATGGATCTTCTTGGAAATCACGAGAACTATAAACACCAGTCTGATCATATTCAGTTCTAGTAAATCCGTTTAATGTGCTATAAGACATTTGGCCTCTTTCATTTCTCAATCTTAATGCAGTATCTCTAACCCATAAACCAATACCCATACTCATTGTTAAGTCATCATTATAACCCCTTGCTGCTTCTGCTCTACCATTTACCCAAACGAAAGTAAATAACTCATCTATCGTTCTCTTAGAGTGTATTATAAGGGATTTATCTTTCATATATTGGTCTATCTTAGAAACAATCATAGGACGAGTTTTCGATGAAATGGTAAACCCTGGTATCATTTGTTTTTGTTCTCTATACCATTTGTTAGTCCATTGTGTATCAGCATCTACATACTGAACATCTTTATTACTCCAAAATAAATTCTTATAATCTCTATCTAATATCTGTTGAATAGTTGCCCAACCAATGTTTGCATTATCTACAATAAGTAATGCATCATTGTATTCGGTTGCTACTGAAATTAAGAAATTACCAAAATCAGTAGGTTCTATCTTACCTTTATATTCTGCAACTTGTTCACAACTTTCGGCATCGATAACATGGAATGCACTATAATCGGCACCATCACCTCTACTTACGTCAGCTGTTACTACATATGTTCTACTATAATCTGCTTCTCTCCATTTCCAATAGTTACCATCAAACCCACCTTTAGATGTTGGTTCAATCACATAATTATTGGTATACCATTGTAATAATTCACCATCAATTACATTATCACCAGAACTAATAAAGTCACAATCACACTCTTGTGCTGCTTGTTTTTCACCTAATTGTTTAGTTTGTTCATCTCTCCAACTTTGTTCTCTATCAGGGTGAACTGTCCAGTGTAGTTTGATTGGATTGAAAAGGTTTTGTCCATTTTCTGCACCAACCCACATTCTGTGAAACCAGTTACCCACACCATTTGGAGTAGAAAGTGCAATACAGTCACCACCGGTTGCAAGTGTTAACTGAGTACCAGTCCATATTTCATCAATATAATCAATGAACGCGGCCTCATCGAATACCAATAGTGATAAGGCTTCAGAACGACCAGAGTCAGGTTTTGAAGATACCGCTTTGATTTGAGAACCATTTTTTAAACGAAGGGAAAGTTTGTTATCTTCCGATTCTGCAACTCTTAACCATACAGGTAGAAGTTGATTCATCGTTCTAACTTTTAATACTAAGTTCTTTGCTACATCTTGTTTGTTCGCAATAATAAGAACGTTGAAATCCTCTTGGAATATCATTTTCCATAAAGAATAACCTGCTACTAATGTTGAGATACCTAACTGACGAGATTTTAATACAATGTTGTATCTATGTGTTGCGAAATCCGTTAACGCATCTTCTTGGAAAGGATATAATTCAAATGGAATTTTTCCTCTCATTGGATGTTGGATTTTACAATACTTTTTCATGAAGTATACCGGATCGGATGCACACTTCTGATATTGTTCCTTTATTACATCCTTTAAGGATTTTTGTGGAGTACTCATTATTTTCTTAATCTAATCTTCCAATATACACCACCATTGATATAAGCTGATAATTTACCATTTGTTCCGTCCGTTGTTCTATTAGCTACACCAATTCCTAAATTGTATATTTTGTCCGATTTTGTATTAATTAACACACCTAAACCTAAATGAGATACTACATCTGCTTTGTTAAATCCACCTTCAATACCATAGAATACTTTTGTTTTAGGTAATTCTTTTACAATTGTAGTATTATTGATAATTCTTTGTTTAACTTTTGCAGTAAATGTTCTACCCTGAATTGCGTTCTTAGATATTGTATCTGTTAATGTTACAAATCCTAAACTATCAGGTAATCTTAAAGTATCTTTGTATATGTTTTTAGCAAAATAATCATGTAATATTGCATTAGTATCTATATTTGCTAATTTAATTGTTGTATCATGTAAGATAGTTGTGTGAACAATATCTTTACCTTTTTTCCAAAGTGTTTTTATTTTTTCTACTTCGGTTGTATCGTGAATTTCTTTGATAACTTCGTATGCCTTGCCATCCACCACCATAGTTTTACCTATTCCTAATTTACCACCTTTTAATTGGTAGATAAAAAATGCAATAAATGCAACTAAAAGTATGTTCTTAATCGTTGAAAATTTCATTGTATTTCTCCTTTATTATATCCCAATCCTCATCTACTGCGGCTTGGAATTTTATTATTAATTCTTTTAGACCCTCTATATCTGAATCTAAATCTGCTTTCACTTTATCAATGTCACCATCAATACTCCACTTTTCAATACTACCATCTGCATTTACAAAAGTAGGAACTGTGTCTGCATCTTTTCTTGCTTGTTCAAATCTTTTTAGGTCATCTTGTATTTGTCCTAATGTATTTGAGTTTATTTTCCAAAATTCATAGTTTTGATATAAACCTGCTTCTCTCATCTTTGCTTCTCTTTCCACTAAACAATTTATACAATAACCAGTCTTTTTGATTATTTTTTTATGTGCTGCAGTTAATTTAAATGTTTTACACTCTTTTGATTTACAAGTGTTAAGTTCATCTAAATATGCTCTAGCTTCATCATATTGAGTAACACGCATTACAAATCCATCATGCTGTTCCCACTCCTTACCATCTGCATCCGTCCATTTATCACCAACTTCTCTCTTAACCTTTTTTGCTTCCCACCCCAATGTAGCGTTTCCACTATCAATACCCCTCATAGTATCTAATATCTTTTTTCTACTAGGGTGTATCCAGGTTTTCTTGTCTTTATTACCTTTACTCTTTATAATCATATTTGTAACTTTATATATAAATATATATTTTTTTATCTTAACGAATTATTTACTCATTGCATTTTTTACTAATTGCATTGCATTCTTTCTAACCTTAACAGATTTATCATATCCCAAAGCAGTTTTAACTAAAATCATTCTACCAGTTTCTGGATTTTTAATCTTTTGTTGTAATACCTTTTCAACCTTTTTATTGTTCTTAATATCCGTATTTACTTTGGATTTTTGTGGTTCCGTTGGTTTTGGTTTTGATTCTCCACCTTTAGCTTTCTCTGCATTTTTAGTTGTTACTACAATTCTAGCAAATATATCCTTATCAAATTTAGGATAAACTTGTGTAAATATTTTTTTCTTATCTGCTAAACTCATTTTAGGATCACCAAATGTTGCTCTTAACTGAGTTCCACTTATATTTTTACCATTTACTTTCAATTGCATTTCAGGAGCTACTATATAATACCCCTCGTCCTCATATCCTTTTCTTTTATCTGCTGCAACTTTATCATAATTCTTAAAATATTTACCCCCTTGCTCTAATCTTTCTGCATCTTTTTGAGAAACAGCAGTTACATATGGAGTATCTTTTGGTAATTTATCTAATATTTCATTCGGTGCATATGGATTTTTAACCTGAACTATTTTATTAGTAGGTATATCAAACATAGTATGCATTATTTGCTTTTTATCTTTGAATGGGAATGGAGACCTAATAGGATCTTGTACGTTTGATGATGCTATATAAACATTATCTTTACCAAACTTATCAACTAATGCTTTGTAAATACTATAATGACCGGCGTGAAATGGTTGGAATCTACCAGTGAATATTGCTACTTCTTTCTTACTAACCTTTGGTATTTCTGCAACACTATCATCTTTTTTAACATCACCCTTCTTAGGTTTATCAAACTTAAATGAACCATTGATTTGATTTATAGGTGCAAATGCTCCTGTAAATTTATATGGTTTACCTTTATACTGAAATACAATACCTTCTGATGGAACAACATTGTCCATACCGATATTATGTAATCGTTCTAATTCAGTTTGTAATTTTGCAATCTTATCAACATCTTTACTATCTTTAATACCTTTTATAGATTTTATAGTTTCTTTTCTTAACTCATCTGCTGCACCTGGATTGTTTGATGCTAAAAAGTTTGTTACTCTTTTTAATGTTTGAGCTCCTGCATTTAAGAATACACTCTCAACCGGCTTAATCATTTGTTTTTGTGCACCTTGTAATTTATTTGCATCAAAATCTCTAAACCATTGTTGTTGCTTAGGTTTATCAAAATTCTTTACACCAAATGTTTTATCACCATCTGCCCATCTTTTAATCAATCCTTTCTTTTGTTCTGGAGTAAACTTAATACCCAACTGTTTTTCTTGCTTATCTAATTCAATTGACCACCATTTTCTTCTATAATCTTCCAATTTAGATTTATCGGTTAAACCATATTGTTTTTCTAAATCAGATAATTGTCTGTGGTATAATTTGTATTTACTTAGATATTCTTTTGTTGGTTCATCGGAAAATGCAATTGTTCTAGGACCTTCAATTCCGAATGTTTTTTGTTTATCTGCACCAACTTTTTGAACTGCTTTTGCAAATGTTTCAGCATCTTCAGTAGAACGACGTATTTGTTCTCCATCTTTATTATATTCAATGGTTCCGTGCATAACCAACACACTTTTACCATATGGAATTACATTTGTAGTATCTGGTAAAATAATTTCTAAACTCATAAACTTAGAACCATTACCAAACATTTTCTTAATTTGTGCAGGTGAAAGTTTCTTAACTGCTGATTGTAAATCTTCAGATGCTCCTACGAATGCTTTCTCAATACCACCTCTACCTTTGAATTGATTGTATATTCCTTTAGTATCTAATGCATTCTTACCACTATCTTTAACGTGTCCTTTATTTCTACCAAACACTACTTTACCATCTCTTACACTAAATGCAATATTTTGTCCATCTAATTTCTCACTAACAGGACCTTCTGAATCTAACCCACCTAGCAATCCTTTTCCAATCATAAATTTCATATCGGAAAAAGTTAAATTTTCATCTTCAAATGGATGTGCCAAGTGTCCTGCTGCTCCACCTTCCATAAGTAAATCTTTATCGGTTCTTTCAAAACTTTCGTATTTAATTAAATTGGGTGCAACTATTTTTTGTATTGTGTGTGCCGCTGGTCCGTTTTCATTACCCGCGTGATTAAATATAGGTAATACTCTATTTTTTACTTCATCTGGTAGTGTATTACTTAAATGTCCTATTACTTGCCATCCTGGTAATTTATCTGTATAATATCCTTGATGGTCGTATTCATCCCAAGTTGCATTATGTTCTGTTCCAGTTGTAGAGTTTGCACTATCTGATTGTGAACTTATATCTGATAATGTATGTGTTCCTATGAAACTACTTGGTGCAGTATCCATACCTACTCCACTCCATGGTGTTTCTCCAGGTTGTAACCCAGCCCATGCACCTGTTCCATTCATTGCATCTGCACTTGTACTTTCTTCTGCTATAACTTCTTCATTTGTTTCTTCAGGTTCAACATCATCTTTTTTATCAAATTTACCATCTTCTTTATCATTGGTATAATCTTGAACTGCATTTTCCCACACTTCTAATGGTATTTCTCCATCTTTCATTCTTTTTGCAAATGCTAATATAAACCATTCAACATATTTGTCAGTATCTTCCTCTTGTTCATATCCTGCAAATAATGCTGCTTTACCAATACCACCAACTGCTAACTCACCTACCATATGTTGTGCTAAGTGTGTTCCTAAGTGAGATACTAAAGCCGCTGCACCATGTCCTAATCCTGGGCCTAATGCAACACCCATTGTACTCATTGCAACAGTTTTTGCTAAACTTTTAAATGCATGTTTTTCTTTATCACTTAATTTTTTACCTTGAAATAAATGAGATATACCTTCTCCGGCATGCTTAAATTCATGTCCTAAATGAGACATTTCTTTTTTAACTGCTGGAACAATTGCTTTAATTTTATGATTTATAGCCTGTCCAATACTTCTTCTTGTTTCTGAATTTGCTTTATGTAATTCATTAACAAAAAATTCTTTTTCTTCTCTACTCCATTTTTTAATATTATGGTGTATTGCTCTTGCTATAATTTTTGGATTTTGAACCGCTTTACTTGCTACTTTACCAACACCTGCCTTATTTCCATTTTCTGCTCCCTTTGTTGGTTGTAATACAGTATGATGTGATATATCTTTTTTATCAACTGGATTATCCACATCATTAGGTGCACTCAATGGTTTTTCTAATGGTTTTTGTGTTTTGTTTGTACTATGTGTTCCGTTTTGTGTATTTGAACCATCTTGTGTACCATTTCCAAATCTTTTTGAAACACTAATAGGTTCACTTGCATTTGGTGGTTGTTGTTTAGATGGTTGTTTAGGTGCATTATTTTGTGGAGTTTGTGGTGGAGTATTACCTACATCCACTTTACCTTTTCCCTGTTGTATTGCATTTGCTTTTCTTACTAATGCAATAGCTGCTCTATATGCCGGATGATTTCTATCGTAATTTAAGGCTGAACGAACTTTTACTTTTTCACCGGTCTCTGGATTATCTACTAATTGGTCTAAAACTTTTTCATCATATCCACTTCCCGTTGAACTTGCTTCTTTTACTACACCCTCTCCATACCCGGCTGCATACAAACTTAAATTAACTTGTTTAGGTTTATCCGTTTCAGGCGATTGTTGTCCTTTACCAATATTACCAGGAGTTTGTCTGTGTTTTTGTGCTAATAACACTCTTAACATTCTCATTGCTTCTTGGTGTGCAAAATCCATTGGGTCTAATCTCAATGCATCTTTAATCTTAAATTTTCTACCTGTTGAAGGATCTGATATTTGTGTATTGTAAATATTATGTAAATCATCCGAATCATTATCATAATTTGGATTTTCTTCTTTTATTGTATTTTCATTTGGAATTTCAGGATGTGGGTCTTGAGTTGCACTATTATCTGCTTTAGTTGAAAAATCATAATAAGAAGGATCATCCATTAAATGTTTTTTAGCAATTTCGGCTGCTAATCTTACATTATTAGTATATTCCATTTCAGCTCTAATACCTAATATAAGTTGAGTTTTTACTTTTTCTGCAATTTTTCTCCAGTCAGTATTACCAGT